TACATCACTGTATTCTCCATCTTCTATGTCTTCTGAGCCTGATATTACAGTAGTCTCACCACCAACACCCGTGATAGAGATATTAATGCTGCTTTTTCCTCCTGTAGCTTTATCCTTCTCGAAGTAGCTGACAGGTAACAACCTATCCATACAGAGCTTCCACGCTGCCGCTTGATTCTTATGGTCATCGTCAAGGGCTGCGTTAAGGATACTGTCCAACACCTTCCTACTCTTAGGAGATGCCAACATTCTAGCCTTATACTCGTTAATGGTCGCTGCGTCACCCTTGGGGCGGCCTAGTGTCTTCCGCTTACCCTTCTTGTTTGACTCAACTATGTTCTTCTTTGGTCGGCCCACCCGCTTCGCGGCTGCTGGCTGACAACTATCTGATTCCTTACTACTCAAGGTCTACTCCTTAGGTTATCTTAAGTATACTTAAGTATGCTTTAGTTTTAATCTTTAATGATTATCTTTAAAGTTTAAATCTTAAAGGGTTCTTAAGTATACTTAAGGCGCTTGGCTACCTTTTTGTTTGTCTTTATTATACTAAATATTATACCATATTTTTAATCAAAAGTCAAGCTTTATTTATACTAATTGCTATTACTTTTGGTCATACACCAGCGTCCCTTTATGCACACAGGTCATACCTAGGGGCCAGCCTGTGTTTCCTTATGTAAATCAAAGGGTTACGTATACTCATGGATTACCGGATTATACCCACATTAATTACCCTTTTTTCTAAATTGCTACTTTTTTGTATACCGGTGGGAACTACAGATAAATGTTAAGCTCGCGCGACCCCCCCGTGCCCTCTTTATTCGCGCGTATTACTGAAGGAGGGCACAAGATTCCACGTCCCTATATAGTACTCAGAGAATCCACAGGGTCAGCATAGGGAGCCACAAGGGGAAGTGTGAGTATACAAGTGGATACCTATGTTACCACCACAGGACACCACAGGACACCACCACAGGACACCACAGGACACCCCCTATGTTTAGCCTATAGGATGCGATCAGGGACTACGTCAGGCTTGGCGGTTTGGCCTACTGATCCAAGGCTGGGCAATTTATTTACAATTGTAAACCATTGATTTATATACAATTGTCAAAATAATTAAAAATAATTCAAAATAATTGTTGACACCAGAAACCAATGCCCTAGAATGGGCACCAAGCAACGGGGGAACGGCTCCCCAGATTGATACCTAGTGCTGGCAGTGACCACGGTTACTTATAGGCCAGCAACGAAGGAGACAGTCCCCGAAGCTCCCCGCGATAGCGGTTCGACACTCTGGCTTAGTAGCCGTGGCAATAGCAGAGCAGAACACCTTCCTAAGCGGGTCAGAATAACCAAGTTTGTCAGGTTATACGATAGCCTTGAGGGGTTTACCAGCTATCAGTGACAAATAGAGGTTATTCGCTCAAGCCTTTAGGTGACTGAAGGCTTGATTGAATAACTTGAGAGGTTACAATGATGGATAAAATTTATTCGCATAGCTACGCAGAGCTAGCCAAAATCGGCATTGAGTACCACCGAGACGATAATTTTTGTAGTCTGGTTGCTACTTGTGTCGCTACTGGCAAGCCTTTTAGTAAGGTGTTCCGAGCATATAAGGCTCAAGGGCGAACCCTTAGACGGGGCACCAGACTTAGCGTACAGTCCTGTATTTTGAAAGGTTACGGTAAGAAAATGACCCAAATGTTTAAAATGCTGGGCACGTACAGAACCCTGACTGCTGTGGCTAATAGCTGCCACACTTGGGGGAAAGGGGTTTACTGGGTGTATACCAATGACCACGTTGCCGCTGTCCGTGATGGGGTGTTAGAGGATTGGTCAGCAATCCGCAAAAGTAAGAAACACATAACTTTAATTTATAAAATAGAAGATGAGGATTAAAAATGGAAAGAGTAACCAAGAAAACATTAGAGGTGCAAATCCACTGGTTGAATAAGCAGTTCAACAGAGACCCTGAAGCGGTCGGATGCTTTCAACTTGATTGCGCTTACGGTGGTTATAGATTAGTCAAACTGTGCAACGATTCTGGAGCGCAGTCGGACATCTCGCCACGAGGTACAGCGCGGGAGACATTGGCATTCATACGAGCGTTCAGTGATGGCGCAGCATTCTTTGAAAGAGAGGTGGCATAATGAGTATTTCAATATCATATAAAGATTACAGAGAAACTTTATCACAGCTTAACAAAGTCTATTGTGAGGCATATCGTGGGGATTTAAAGCCGTTGGCCGCGCATCTCAGAGGTTTGAAGGCACAAATAAGAGAGAGTTACCCAGAGCATAGCGACAGGTATACACGGGAAGCATTAGGGTACCTAGAAAAGGAGGTGGCATAATGAGCAAGTCAATACTGGTGGAGATAAAGGAATCATACGGGCGAAAGGTGGTCTACCCTGCGTGTAACAATGCCGAGACCTTTGCCCGTCTTACTGGGTGCAAGACCCTTACAACTGCGGCCCTTGAGCTGATAGAGCAGCTAGGTTATACTATTGATGTCGAACAACCTACTTGGAGATAATGAGATGATGAAGGCACACTTACACTTAATCAAATGGGCGGTTGCACGGGGGTATTCTGTGGCTGTCTTCGGTGAGGGAGAGTATGATGGCGTTCACCACACATACAAGGAGATCAAGGACAACGTGGAGGCTTGCGACATGGGCGAGATGGTACTGGTCAAGCCTAGTGTCAAGACCGAGGGCAAGTGGACTAGGAAGGCGAGCTTCGCGTACATGTTTGACTATGGTCAGTACCCAGACGAGATTATCTACGACTATGAAGTCAATGACATCTCAGAGGCATGGGCCGCTGACTATGAATTAACTAGAACGGAGGTGGTATGTTAAACAATTACAGGGGTAACTCTGCGCTGCTTAGGATGCAACGCAGAGAAAAACTAAACGATCAGCTAGCGAGGCTTAACGGTATGCTACTGCTGTCACTGGTCGCCGTGGGCACTGTCACGCTGGTAAACTGGCTGCTAATAGCGAGGTACGGCGTATGACTAGAACGATAATCCGGTTTACAATAGGCTTTGCAGTTGGCTACGCAATAGCGTACACTATCACATCAATTATTAATTAGGGGCAGACACAATGGAATCACACGGGGACGAACATTTGACATGGGACGATGAGCCAATCTACTTGGAGAAATGGGAGATTGACGAGGCACTAGCGGACTATAAACGAGACCACGAGGGAGAACGATAATGGAAACTTTAATAAACAAGGCTATACAGTGGCACCATGACCGCAACTTAATAGACGGGTCTACCGATGCGGCACAGCATACAAAATTGGTAGAGGAGGTCAAAGAGCTAGAAACCAATATCTTGCTCTCTCAGCCCGTTGCCGATGATATAGGGGATATCCTAGTGGTTCTTATCAACATCGCCACACGTAACAATCTGAGCCTTTCTGAGTGCCTTCAGGTTGCCTACAACGACATTAAGGATAGGAAGGGCAAGATGGTCAATGGTATTTTTGTCAAGGAACGAGTCGATCAGAGTGTCAGCAGCGGAGGCCAGCGTACAAACATACACGACAGCTTTTATCAGTCAGGCTTTGAAGACGGGAAAAAGTTCAAGTACAGATACACTCGGGTCATGGGTGACGTAACGCCAAACCTAGGGCCAGAGCTTGCAAACGAGTACAACAAGGGATACAATGCGGGCATCCGTCACCAGCACATGAGGAACAGATGATGGGATTTATTGATCTACTGTTGGCAACGGCAACAGTCATGGGAATTATTGTTGTAACGTATGGTATAATTATTTTAGAACTGGAGAAAAAAAGAGATGATTAATAAGTTTATATTTGGTAAGCGTTTAAACGTTGAGTGGCGCAACGGCACAGGTCTAGACATAGAATTTTGCGATAGTCGGCCAGTGTGGGTCTATAACGTAAACACTGAAGAGACGGAAGCTATGCCCTTTATGGGCACGGTTATCCTGCTGCCCTTGGTTATGATTAGCTACGGTAACGTATACACAGAGGAGGAACCCTTGGATGAGTAGGATTAAAGAAGAGATGTTGGGCTATGAGTACGTACAGAACGACTGGATTGAGCCGCAGGCCCACGTCATGGTTGACGAGCTGGTCGAGTATCAGGTCTACTGTATGACGCTCTCAGAGCTGACACAGCGAGTCGCAAAGCAGATGCGTGACGAGTACTATAGCAACCCTTACGACAACATGACAAAGCAGCACAGAGAGGTCTTTCAAAATGAGCAGATGTAAAGCGTGCGACACTATAATGACGGAGTATGAGTTAAAGAGGATCGACGTGCTGACTGGTCACCACCTAGACCTATGTAATGTCTGCTCTTCCTACTCTAACGACGCTATAACACAGCTAGGAGATACTTATGTAGTAGAGTCCGAACAATTAAGTGAGAAAGAGCTTGACGACATTTTGAATAGAGGTTATAATACTTAGGTAAGCAAGGAAAAGTTTTAGAATTAATCTTTAAAGTATTAACCAAACGATCCTTAGGATCATAACATAGAGGAAGTAACCATGGCAGTATTAGAAGGCTTAGTAGCATTTGAAAACCTAGACGAGCATGAGATGTATCAGGGTCAGTCAACAGGTAAGTTCTCGCTGGTTCTCAGCTTGGATGAACCAACATCTGACGTGTTGTCAGCATCAGGTGTCAAGCTTCGCGAGTACGAGGGCACCAAGCAGCGTAAGTTTAGCACCAAGTACGATGTTCCTGTGATGGACGCGGAAGGTAATCCTTTCAAGGGTCGCATTGGCCGAGGCTCTAAGGTGCGTATCATGTATGCAGAGGGTCAGCCACATCCAGTACACGGTGTGTCAACCTATCTCAACAAGATCAAAGTTCTTGAGGTCGCAGAGCAGGAAGGCGGAGAGAACTTCTGATGACAGCAGAGTCAACCTTTGTTCAACATGAGTCATGCCCGTCGTGTGGCTCATCTGACAATCTGGCTCGGTATAGTGATGGACATGCAGTCTGCTTCTCTGGGGGCTGCAACCATTACGAACACGGCAACGGCCAGATAGGTCAGGCAACACAACGTAAACCAATGAGGTCATTAGAAATGACAGGTGTAATAGCAGCGATACCCGACAGGCGTATCTCACAGTCCATATGCCAGCGGTATGGTGTGACAGTGGAGTACGGAACGGATGGGACAATATCCAAGCATCACTACCCGTATCACAGTAAGGAAACAGGTGCGGTGACAGGAACCAAGGTGCGGATCACCGAATCAAAATCATTCTATGCAACAGGAGATTTTAATGACGCGGGTCTCTTCGGCCAACAGGCGTTTAAATCAGGCGGTAAATACATCACGATCACGGAAGGCGAGGCAGACGCAATGGCTGTCAACGAGATGTTCGACGGCAAGTGGCCAGTCGTCTCAATCAGATCAGGTGCAGCCGGAGCAGCCAAAGACATCAAAGCCAACCTTGAATGGTTAGAGTCCTTTGAGAATGTGGTCATCTGTTTTGATAACGACAAGGCAGGACAGGAGGCAGCCAAGTCAGTGCTTAATCTGTTCACCCCCAACAAAGCTAAGAACGTTACGCTGCCCATGAAGGATGCAGGTGACATGCTCAAGAGCAATCAGGTGCAGGGTTTTGTCAAGGAGTGGTGGAACGCTAAGACATTTAGACCGGATGGTATTGTCTCAGGTTTAGATACTTGGGATATGCTACAAGAGCAGCGGGATGTCAAGTCCATACCGTATCCTTGGACTTGCTTGAACGAGTACACCTATGGCTTTAGGCGTAAGGAGTTAGTCACCATTACCTCAGGGTCAGGCATGGGTAAGAGCCAGATCATGCGAGAGCTGGAGCACTACCTGCTCGGAGCAACGGACGATAACATCGGTATCCTAGCACTAGAGGAAGACATCCCCAAGACTACGCTAGGTATCATGTCCATTGAAGCCAACAAGCTGTTACATGTACCAGAGGTACGGGCCGAGACTACACCAGAGGAGGAGCGAGCTTACTGGGAACGCACCTTCGGGCTAGACCGCTTGCACTTACTGGATCACTTCGGCAGTACCAGTGAAGATGACCTGCTAGGACGCATACGTTACATGGCCAAGGGACTGGACTGCAAGTGGATCATACTAGACCACCTCAGTATTGTAGTCAGTGACCAGTCTAACGGTGACGAGCGTAAGGCTATCGACAGCATTATGACTAACCTCCGTAAGATAGTTCAAGAGACAGGCGTTGGGTTGTTCCTAGTGTCACACCTGCGTAGACCAAGCGGTGCCAAGGCACACGAGGACGGCGGTAAGATCAGCTTGGGTGAGCTACGTGGTTCAGCAGCCATTGCACAGCTCAGTGATATGGTGATAGGTTTAGAGCGTGACCAACAGAACGCTGACCCTGAGGTACGCAACACCACTACGGTACGTGTACTTAAAAATAGATTTGTTGGCTTGACTGGCCCCGCATGTTACCTGTACTACGATAAGGAGTCCGGTCGCATGATTGAGACAGCTTG